CTGTGGCTTTGGCCGATTGGTCTGAGGCATATATGATTGTTGATCGTTTAGGAATTTCTGTTCAGAGAGATCCCTATACTGTGAAACCTTTTGTTGAATTTTATACAAGAATGCGTGTTGGTGGAGATGTTATCAATCCTTCTGCCATTAAGATCGGCAAGGTCTCAGCTTAAGAAGATATTTAGTTTTGGAGATAGTAATAATAAGGTTTGACAGATAATTAAAATAAAGGAGAATATAAACATGAGCGTTAGAGAAACATATAGCGATTTTGGGTATTATCAAATGTTTGGGGCAGCGGAATATGCTACTGCTGAGATTGCTGCTAGTGGAGATTTGAGTTCTCTTTCAGTAGATACTCAAGGATATGATGCAGTTACGGTTATTATAAATATAGGATCATGTGATACAGCAGGTAGTGGATCAGCAATGACAATTAGATTTTTACATGCTGATTCTACTGCTTCTGGTGATTATACAGATGTTTCTGCAACTGATTTAATTGGTTCTGGATGGTTGGTCAATAGTGGAGCTACTATTTCTTTTGGTGGAAGTATGGCATTAACTTCAGGCATAATTATGGATTTTGATATTCCTGCTGCATCTGTAGCATCTGCACAGGGTACTTGGGCTTTTGGATATATTGGCAAGAAAAGATATATTAAATTGATACTTGAATCTACTGGATCTGCTGATACTGGATCTATAGCGATGTGTGCTATAGCTATTCCTGGACTTCCTGCAAATTGGCCTGTTTGTGATCCATATCCGTAATTTTAAAATTTTTGAAAGGAGGATATAGATTATGGCAGATACTAATTATCAAGAATTGGTTTATCACAAAAGAGGTGGAGATGAATTAGTTATTGCTAGTGGTGGTACAATAACAATGGAGGATGGTGGAACAGCAACCATTGAGAGTGGTGGACAACTAACCGTAGAATCTGGTGGTGAATTGGAAATTGAATCAGGGGGCACTTTAGATTTAAATGGTGGAGCTGATTTTTATACTGTAGATCAATCTAATACAGCAGAGAAAATACGAAATTTGATATTATCTTTGACTACTCATACTGATTATTATGTATCTGGTGGTGTGTCTTTTTATAATGTTAGTCAGATGCCTGTAGCTTATGGGTATCATCTGTGGAGTGGTGATACTACTATGAGTAAAGGTTCTGTAACTTTACCTGCTCCTGATAGTGGATGTATTTTATGGTTGAATACAGACAAACTTGTTGGTGATGCTAATTTATCAGTTTTAGTTTCTGGTTATAGTATAATAAATCAAGGATCTATTGCACTTTCATCCTTTGAAATATCGGCTGTAGGATATGTAAAGTTGATTTGTACTGTAGCAGGACAATGGGCTATTGTTGAAGGTAATTTTACTGAACATCTTGCAGCGTAGAAAGGAGGATATAGATTATGGCAGATACTAATTATCAAGAATTGGTTTATCACAAAAGAGGTGGAGATGAATTAGTTATTGCTAGTGGTGGTACAATAACAATGGAGGATGGTGGAACAGCAACCATTGAGAGTGGTGGTCAGATTACTACTGAGTCAGGAGGAGAAGTTGAAATTGAATCAGGGGGTACTTTAGATTTAAATGGTGGAGCTGATTTTTATACTGTAGATCAATCTAATACAGCAGAAAAAGTACGGAATTTATTTTTGTCTTTAACTAGTAAAACTGATTATTATATATCGGGAGCTGTTACAGTATTAAATGTTAGTCAAATGACCCCTGCTTATGGATATCATAATTTTAGTGCTGCTACTGGTTTAAGTTTAACATCGATTACTTTACCTGCTCCTGATAGTGGATGTATTCTATGGATGAATGGAGATAAGCTTGCTGGAAATGCTAATGTATCAGTGTTGGTTTCTGGTTATAGTATAATAAATCAAGGGTCTGTTATTCTTTCATCTTTTGAATTATCAGCTTTGGGTTATGCAAAATTAGTTTGTAATGTAGCAGGGCAGTGGGCTATTGTTGCAGGCAATATTACTGAGCATACACTTGTGTAGAATAGGAGCTGAAAATGTCTAAAATAAAAATGAAAAAAACCACTAAGGGAAGTTTAAATGGAATTAATGTTGTTGTTTTTGAGGTTGGTAAGGAATATACAATAGGAAATGATATTACTAAAAGATTGGCTGATGTTTTTATAGGAATGCGTGTTGCTGAAAAAGTAGATATTGTAAAACATGTTGAAGAAATTAAAACTAAAGCTATTGAAGAAGCCCCAATTAATAAGGCAATTGAATCTTCTCCTTCTAATAAAACTGTTGATGAATTTTCTATAAAAAAAGTTGATAAAACAGATGATAAACCTAAAAATAGATGGTCCAAACGTAAAAAATGATAACAGATAGAGCATTAGACATTAATGGTAACAGACGTTGGTCTGTTACCACAGCTCCTACAGTAGAGCCTATAACATTGGAAGAATTGGAGTTGTTTGCTAAGATTGATGGTTCGACTGAGGATGATTTATTAGAAAGTTTAATAATAGGTGTTAGGGGTGCAATGGAAAGATATTTGGGGAGAGCATTATTAGAACAAACTATTACTTTAACAATGGACTTTTGGCCTGGTTGGGTTATAGAGCTTCCAATGCCTCCTCTTATATCTGTTACTAGTATAACTACTTTAGATGAGGATGATACAGAAACTACATATTCAAGTGATTATTATTATATTGATGTAGATAAAGATCCTGGAAGAATAATTTTGAAACAAAGTGTAACTCCTCCTAATAATACAAGTAGATATTATGGTGGATATAAAATTATATATAAAGCTGGATATGGTGATGATGCAGATGATGTTCCATCGACAATAAGAAATGCATTGAAAATTTGGTGTTCGATTGTGTATGAGACTCGTATATTTACAGAAGAACCACCATCTGAAGTTATAGGAATGTTGGAAGATTCTTATAGGATTCCTAATATATGAAAAAATGGACTTTTCCTAAATTACGACATAGAGTGACGATTAAAAAGGTGATTCAAACACCCAATGATGACGGAGGTTTTGATCGTTCATATACAACTTTACATACGGTTTGGATGGAAGTCAATCCTATTAGTGAGAAAAGTCCTTATGGTGAATATATTAGAGGAGTTCAAACGGATGAAAGGGCTACTCATAGATTTAAAGCTCGTGTAAATGCTATGGATAGTATTATAGGTCGTAGTTTTTCTTTGGGTTTTAGTACTGGATTTGATGTTATTATAGATATGACAACTTTAAAATCTGATTATTTTTTATTTGTGCAAAGAAATACATCAGCGCAAGGAAGATTGTTTAAAATACATAAAATAGGCAATGAAGAGGAATTAAATAATTATTATGTAATTTTAGCTGAAGAAATTGAAGAACAAGGAGTGGGATATACTGCATAAAAATGGAATTAAAAGTAGATATTAAGGATCATGATAAAATTCAAATAAAGTTGGATAAATTATCTTATAAATTAGTTCCTTCTTTATTTAGGGTGCTTGTTAAAGGTGCAATGGATACTAGAAATGAAATGATAACTTCAATGCAAAATTCCCCTGCTACTGGTAGAAAATATCCGAGTAGAAGAAATGATGGAACAATGCACACAGCTTCAAGTCCTTATTTTCCTCCTCGTCCTGATACTGGAGATTTAATAGCTAGTATTATTCCTGATGTTCGTGAAGATAAACTTGAGGTTGAGGTTGGATCAATAATAAATGAGCCTCCCTATCCTATATATTTGGAAAAAGGTTCTGAAAGTACAAATCTTGAACCTAGACCTTATGCTTGGGATGCTTTGGAAAAGATTTTTCCTCAAATTAAAGATGATATTATAAATGTTATTGTAAATTTATTATGAGATTAGGATTAATAGTAGCTAGATTAAAAGATTGTGAGACTACTTTTGGGAATAATATAGGTGGAGCTGCCGAATTGGGTATTGCAGTAAAAGAAACATATAAAACTGATATGGCTTTTGTTATCCCATTAACTGATACAGCAAATACAAATCCTAATGATTTTGGAATTAATCAAAAGATTACTGAAAAATTTGGAATTGTAGTAGCATTAAATAATGATGCTTCTCAAGCTGATAAAATAGGATTTAAAGCTTATGATAGGCTACACAGTATTCGTGCAGAAATTTGGTCTGCTATATTAGGATGGCAAATGACTGATATGGAAGATGTGATTACTTATGTAGGTGGTAGATTAATCAATATTAATCGAGCTTATTTATGGTATCAATTTGAATTTAAGACTGCTTTTAGAATTGATGATGATGATGGAGTTCCTATA